GCCTGGCTCACTTTTTAGGGGTCGCATATCCGAATACGCCAGCAAGGACTGCCCAGAGAATTGAGCGATAGTCTGCAGCAAAGTTACTAGCTGCCCATGCGGCTAGGAATGCGCCAGCCATAAGGAAATACGGGTTAGTCATTTTCATCGTGATCCACCAATCATAGGTATTTGAAGAAACTCACCATTAAGGTCAGCCGCTTTCGTAAACGAAACATGGCAGTGGTGAATATGTTTGTTGATGCCGGTATATTTGCGCCACTTCCAAGCGAGTTTTGAACTGGCAATTTTGCCGTCAAAGATGATGTAGCTAATGCGCTTGCTTCTATCAGACTTTGCAAAGACACGAATCTGATCCGCAAGATCTGGCATGAGGTCAGGTTTAGCTTTGCCTGTAAGATCTCGATCGATGTCAATGGCACGAACCCAGCCGTTAGCATCAGGATTGTGATCTGAAGGGCGCGACTGGTGTCTAATGTCACCGATCCAACCATCAGAACTTCGATCTCGATCTCCGAAGGTGTCGTCAATCTGTTCTCTTAACTGGATAGCGCACTTTGAAAGTCTTGGTTTCATCAGCCTAAAAGCAAGGCTGCTTCCTCAGCGGTAATGCCAAGCTTTGCCAATAATTCGGCTTTGTCGGCTGCCTTTTTTGCTTCTACTTCTTCGTTAGCAATTTGCTCTAGGCGCATTTTAGCCCAAGCCTCAGCAGCTTTGTCGTATTCTTCTTTAGACAATTCAATTTCTTCGTCATTGATAATTTGAACCATCTTAGGATTTTCAGCTTTGCACTGTGCAATAAGTTCATTTAATGTAATCATGCTGCTATATACCATGCCTTAATCTCGACGGAATCATTAGTTCCCCATGTGAATGGAACTGTTGAGCTAATAGAAGTAAAAGATAGTCCGGTATTACCAGAAATTGCTCGAGTGTAAGAAACGCTGGTGTCGAATCCGCCATTGTAAAAATTAGCAAAACCAAGCCAAGCACCAACGCCGCTATCAGTAAACTTCACTTCCGCGCATAATCTGTCATTGCTCATGCTCGCAGTTACTGGAACATTTGGATAAAACCCTGAAAGTGACGAAGTAGAACCTAAAGTAAACTTACCCATGACAAATACAATTTTGCCAATTTGTAAATACTTGAAATCAACTGTTCCATTGCCTACGGTTACTCCGCTTATTGTTGGAGTGTATGAAGTCCATGTATAACTTGGAGATCCGCCTACGGCTACCCAAGCTGAACCTGAATAGGTCATAATTGCATCAGTGTCTTTCAAATAGCAGACATTGCCTTCTTGTGGGCTGGTTACAGCTGCATCGCGAGCAGCCGCGTTAGCGAATGTCCAGACTCCCTGCATAAGATAGCCATTAGTATCTGCGCTAGTTAGCACGTCCCCCGTGTTGAACGTTTTGAACCCGAGTGGTGTTCCCATTGGATCTCCTTAGTAAGAAAGTGTGTTAGTGCCTAGTATCCCATAATCTGTTCCAATTATGAACGAATCGATGATGGGTTCTAGGGTAGTTAATGTGGTTTTCCAGTCACTCGGTTTGATGTCATGGGACACGCCGAATACCTGCAAAGTCTTGGTTAGGGTTGATGAACCTGGTTGAGTCGTGGTCACCGTAATTGGATCAAAGAAATCAAGATCCAAAGCGGCAGCAATGCCAGCATCGTAGTTTGGAGTGTAAAGATCCAAAGTAACTGCATCGCAACGGATTGAAGTTTCTTGCCTAGAAGCAACAAAAGCTTGAGCATTGTTTAGGGCTTCCGCATCTGTTTCCATGAGCAAGTTCTGCTCTTGATATGAGTGCAAGAAATACTTATCGATAGAAGCTTGATTGAATGCAACCTGTGGTGTCCCACCAGTGCGAGTAATAGTGGCCTTGTTAAAGACCAAAGTATCGTCTAACTTCCAAAGAGCATTGTTATATGCAATCCCAGTGCCATCGTCCTTAAACTCTACTGGAGTGCCAGCAACGCTTGATGAAGTAAGCGCACGGTCTTGGAATACTAGATTGCCAAAAGCGTCCATATACAAAGAACCATATTCAGTGCTAGTTACTAGCTGCATTGCACCAAGGGAAGTTCTTAGAGTGCCTGGGTCTGCCTGAACTGTGGTTTGTCCGGTATCGATGTCACGCATGCCACTAGGCCAGCCAATTTGATCAAGGATCTTTTCAATACGAGTGCCAGTGGTTTGACCAGCCGTTGCAGAAGCAACTGTGGTGATCTGGGCATTCTGAAATAGTCTAAAGCCATCGACCGCCTGAATTGTGGTGTAAACAATTTCACCTACGTCGCGAGGAGTAGTCGTATTGTAAGAGGTTATGTACCCAGCAAAGATTGGGTAAGTAGTGCCATTCCAAGTTGCAGTGATAGTCACTTTACGCATTGGATTAAGCAAAGTGTAATAAGGGCTTGCTGGGTTCATCGGGTTAAAATCACCGTTTTGATCAATGATGCGAAGGCTCATTGTGCCAGTCTGGAATATGTCTGAAAGAGCTGTGCGACCGCGTGTGGTTTTAATCGAATCTACCTGGTTAGATACATCGACCGAAATAGATCCAACATCGGCTAAAGCATTGACTCCCAGAACTCCTGAATCAAGAATCATAGGCGAGGCAAAGCCAGCACCTGTTGAAAAGTTGATGATGGCGTTAATTACTGGAATTGTCACCCTTCATCACTCCTAATACCACCGGGGCGAGTAACGCTTAAACCTTGCGTGTTAGCAGTAACTACTGCATCGTTTACAACCTTAACGAGATCTTGTTGCGCTATCACAGATCCTTCAACATTAACAGTAACTGTCACTGGTGGTGGTGTTGGCATGGAACTTGGCATCGAGAAACCGTACAGATCAGTCAAGCCACCTAGGAAAGCAAAAGGGTTGGTGTTGACTGGGGCAGGGGTTGGTGCTGGAGTTGGTAAATTGTTGGTAGGTGGAATGACAGGTGGGTTAGCTAATACTTCGGTCGCAGCTGTTACTGCTGCGACTTTAGTATCATAATTTCGATCTGCATTCTGACTAGGATTGTAATTGACTCCAGGAACTAAACCAGGGACATCGGCTAGACCTTTGCCATATTTGCCAAGCTCGATTAAAGCCTTAGATAAACTACCTGCCCATGTAGCAAAAGGATCTTTGGTTGCAGCGATGATTGCAAGATCAGCAGCAATCTGGGCATTCTTTTTTTGAATGTCTGCAAGTTTCTTTTCTAATGTGTCTGCAGTTGCGGCATCTTCTTCTAAGATTGCTCTCATAAGAAGCAAGCGAATTTTTTCTTCTTCGCTAATCTTGCCCTGAAGCGCGGCTTCAATTTGAATTTTGTTGATGTTAAACATCGACTCAGATTTGGCTAATATTGCTTTGTTAGCAGCAGCCTTTTTATCAGCTGCAATCTTTGCAGCGGCTGCGGCTTTAATAGCCTTTAATCTAGCGGCTTCTGCGGCAGCTTCTTTTCTTGCTGTCAATAAATCGGTTGATACGCCAGAACCACCTGTGAAGAATCTACGAGCGGAAGGTCTTTTAACTAATTTCTGAGCTGTGCCTTCAGTAACGTTTCCAGTTACAAATGCGCTAATCCAATCTAGCGCGCCATATTTTGAAGCATCTGAAAGCATCTGACCTAAAGCCTCAGAGAATGTGTTGATGTTTGCTGTTGCTTGATCGATGTTTCCATTACCTGCAAGAGCAGCAAAAAGATCAACTAAACCTTTTCCTATTGACTCTTTTGCGTTATCCGCTGCAATGCTTAACTTTTCAACAGATCCGGCATAAGTATCAATAGACGCTTTGCCAGCACCTTTGCTTTGCTTTGTTAAAATTGCTTGGATTTCTTCGAATGATTTTGAAGCAAGTTGTGCCTGAGTCAAGCCAGTGTATAACTGCTTTAATCCCTTGTAATTGCCTACATAAGCATTGGCGAGAATATCGACGGTTGAGGCAAAATCAATACCATTAGCAGCTGATACATCAAAGGCCAAAGCCATCAGATCTTGAGTCTTAGTGGTTGATAAAGTTACCTTGGCAAGTTGAGCGTAGGCTGGTCTTAAGAGGTCATCGGATATAGCAGCTTGGGCTTCCATATTTTTAATAAAATTATCTGCATTGGCAGACTGATAAGCCAGACCAAGGTTTTTTAGGTTGGTTCTTAATACTCTGATTGCTCGATCATCTTCGGCAAATGCTTTAACTGAGGCTTTGCTAAAGTCAAGAATAGCCTTGGCACTGAAAGTGATACCAATAGTCTTGCCTAAAGTCTTAACGCTCTTTTCTAGGCTTGAAGTCGCATTGCCAGCATCTTTAAAAGCTTTCTTGCCAGTAAACTCAGCTGCGACATCAATAATTACATTAGCCATTATCCGCGCACCTGGGCTCTCTTGTTAAGTTTGGCAGTTACCTTTTCAATGGCTTTGATTACGCCATCTTGTGCCTTGCCACGATCTTCTTCATAGGCGCGATATAGAACGCGGCCTTGCATCTCGTTTCTGCCTTTCATGACAGAACCATATTTGCCTTTAATGTTTTTAACGAAAACACTGTCGGGATTGACTCGACCAGCGATTTCATAGATTGCACCAGCTGCGCTTTTATTGAACAAGCGCGCTAGTGATCTGAAGCCTCGTCGATCTGGCTTTGATGGAGATGTCTTGTAGCCAATACCACGCTTGACTAAAGAAGCGTTATAGGTAGGGAATCTGCCCTCGTTAAAAGATCTTGGCTTCCAGTTGCTTAGTGTTTGACTTTCAGAAGGCGCATAGCCCCGAGCCGCCTTCACAACGGGCTTGAGGGCTAAGGCCATTTCCCTTGGTAATTCTTTAGCTAGATCAGGTGTAAATGTACGCAAGGATTTACGAAGTGCGACCGCGCCCTTTACTGCGACTGGCATCTTTCATCTCCTTGTTTCGATCTTTCATAGCCTGTAATAAAGCCTTAAACATTCTCGAATCAAGTTCGAGTAAGTCATTAGGCGCAATTCTTGTTTCCAGACTTATTCTTGCGACTAAGTAGGTAAAAGAGTCACGCCCTATAATTCCGGGCTATCATCTAGAACTTCCACCTTTGCAAGTGTTTCTAGAAACTCTGCACCGAAAGGTTTGACAGTTTCACCGCTACGGCGAATGCACTCCCAAGCCAGCCAATACACATCACTCTGTTTTTCATCGTCACGGAAGGCTTTGTGAAAGCCTTTCTTGGCGTAAACCTCGAATGCGTATTCGATCGATGGGGTTATCTGATGATCAGATACAGAGCCATCTGCCCTTGTGATCTTTAGCTTTGCCATTCTTTAGCCCTTTTCTTTAGTAGTTAGATTATGACCAAGTACCAGTTGAAGCAGTTGTTGTCTTGCTGTTGCAGGTAAATGTTAGGTCTAGCATACCTTCATCGCCGACTGCGCCGTTGATGTCTGTTAGGTTATCAACCAAGATTGTGCCTGAGTAAAGCAAGTTAGTTGCTGATACTGCGACATCTGACATCTGAATTGCTTGCCATGCAACAGTTGTGCCATAAGCAGCTTGAAGTGTTGCTAGAACGTTTGATGCTGCTGTGTCGTTTAGGAATGACACTGTAAGGCTGTCTGCTGAAAGACCGGTAACGAACTTGTGAGCTGTGTCGCCCATAGCAGTAACTTCGATCTGGTCTGCTTGACGATTAAGTGTGAACGCAGTGACGTGATCTGAAAGATTGATAGTGGCAATCTTTAGACCAACTTTGTTATTTAGAAAAATTGCCATGATTATTCTTCTTCCTTCTTAGTAGTTACTGGCTTTGCTGGTGCATCGGTGATCTGACCAATCTTCTTCAAGAAGGCTAGATCCTCTGGTGTTAGGTCTGACATGTTAACTCCAACTTGTTAGGATTGATACGGACATCTCGCAGCTGAGCAGATCACCTGATGCAGCGTTGAGAACACTTGGGGCAGATACACTGCCTACATTATACGTCAAAGAACTAGCAGCTAATAAGTTAAACACTCTAACCAAGTTAGTTTCAATGCCGTTTAGGTTGCCTTCGTTATCAAATAAAGGCACTGTAATAATAATCTTGAAGTTAGCCAATGGGCTGACTGTGTTGCGCGCATTATTGCTTGGCGCGAGGTAGGGATCGTCCGGGCTTACAATAACTGAATTGGCAAGAACTACTGAAGGCGGAAATGCAAAAGTCTGCCAAAGTGTGTTGTCAATTAGGGCAGTTGCCAGGGTAGTTCGAAGGGTTGTTATCGCTGCTGGCATTAGCCCACCATTGAGCGAGGGTCTAGCGCGTGTGCGATCAATCCTCTGACCTTAGCGAGAAGCTGTGCGCTCATTCGGTAAGGTGAGGGCTGGAAATCTACGGAGTTAGAACCAGTCAAAGTGCTGGTTCTTGCTTGCCAGATCTCAACAGCTATCATCAAAGCGGCATTCTGAATAGCCATGTCGGCTGTCCAGTCTGTGTAAGTTCTTGAAGCAACTGAGCCATAAGGCGCAATAGCATGCTTAGGCTGCGCTGTTGTGTGATTTGTATTCATCGTGATCGAGTAATCACCAACGGCTGTAATGACCTTGCTTCCATTGTAACTAGAACCAGAATTGGAAATTGTTACAGTCTGACCAATATAGAAAATCTCTTTGACAGGATCATTAAAGTAAAGAGTGCCTGAACCAACGACATTTTCATGAGCTACTGAAAAATAAGTAGGAGTCCATAGCATCGGTAATAAGACTGCATCTGCTGCATCGCAGACTTCTTGGATTGTTGCATCTGGGTACAGCGAGCCAACGCCAAGCGTTGCTTTTAGTTCAGCTAC